AAGCCTGATCCTATTCAAGAGCTAATTAACAAGCTTCGAGATGATGGCACACCTGAGTCCGCTGAGCTTTGCAAGCGCCTATATCCCAAGATGCGCGCCTACGCCCCTCTCGTCGTACGCGGAGAAGAAGATAAGGGTACTCAACTCTGGTCTTTCGGCAAGCGCGTCTACCAGGATCTGCTTTCAATCATGCTTGATCCAGATTATGGAGACATCACCGATCCTCAAGAGGGTCGTGATGTGAAGGTTACTATTTCTAAGCAACCTGGTCAAAATTGGGCCACTACTACAGTTATGCCCCGCGGGAAGCAAACTACCTTAACAGAAAATGACGAGCAAGCAACCACTTTGCTTGACAACTTGCCTAATCTGGAAGAGTTGTACTCACTTGAGTCTTACGAAGAGATCGAGAAAAAGGTAAATGACTGGCTTAACGGTGAGTCTTCAGTCGATGGTACCGAGCAGACCACTACATCTGCTACGACGTCCACAACGACTAGCAAGAATACCGCTTCAGAGACTACCAAGACTGATGGTAAGCAGTATACGTCTCTTGATGATGCTTTTGCTGATCTTCTAAACGACTGAGGTACTAATGGCTAAGAAAAAGACACCTAAAAAGGGTCCAGGGACTGATGATTTCACTTCAGATCTAATTAAGTCTCTAAACAAGGATCACGGAAGTCGAATAGCCTACAACCTCAGCGTTGATGAGTCTCCTACACACGTGAAGGCCTGGGTCTCTACTGGAATTCGACAGCTTGATTACCTCACTTCTAATCGAAAGAATGGAGGCCTGCCATGCGGTCGAATTGTGGAGATCTTTGGCCCTCCGTCTATTGGAAAATCACATATTGCCTTGCAAATCGCCCGCAGTACCCAGAAAATGGGTGGCATTGTAGTCTATATCGACACAGAAAATGGAACCTCGGTTGAGAATCTAGGTCTCCTCGGTGTTGATGTTTCAAATCGATTTGTGTTTATTGAGACAGCTTGCACAGAAGAAGTGTTTGAAGTTGCTGAGTCTACTATTATGAAGGCTCGAGGTTTAAACAAAGATGTTCCGATCACCATTGTATGGGATTCAGTCGCTGCCTCTTCTCCAAAAGCGGAGCTGACTGGTGATTATGATAAGGATACAATCGGCCTCCAAGCAAGATCTATCTCTAGAGGGATGAGAAAGATCACTCAAGTGATCGGTAATACTAATACCCTTTTCATCGCACTTAATCAAACGAGAACGAAGATTGGTGTAATGTATGGAGATCCTACAACTACGCCAGGCGGAATGGCAATTCCTTTCCACTCTTCTACTCGAATTAAGCTAGGAGCTGGTTCACCTATCAAGAACAAAGAAGGTGAAGTTGTAGGAATCAACGTGTCAGCAAAGACTATCAAAAATAAAGTTGCACCACCTTTTCGTTCCTGCCAATTTGAAATTCACTTCGGTGTGGGCGTCAAGGAGCATGAACAGATCACAGATCTTTTAAGGTCATCCGATGACGTCACCGCCGGAGGAAAGACATATTCTGTCGAAGGAGCCGGAGCATGGAAAACACTTACTGTTTCTAACACTAAAACTGGTGAAGTAGAAGTAGAAAAGAAGTTTACCAAGAGCGGTATGGAAGAAGTCTTGAAGAATCCTGATTATGCATGTCATATTGAAACTATGCTCGAGGAGATTCTTGTAAAAAGATTCAAGGGAAATTCTGAATTTGATTCTGATTCTTACGAGGAAGTCCGAGCTGTGGCGATGGATTTAGCTGAGGATGATCTCAAATGACTTGTGTAGTAAAAGTAAAGAAAACACACCCAGATGCAAAGATGCCTACCCAGGAAAAAGGTGATGTAGGCTGGGATCTTTTCGCAATACAATCAGGGGTAATAGCCCCAAGTACTACAGGTATGATCCACACAGGATTAACTCTAGCTGAAACACCGATTGAAACAGATCCTTATAAACAAGTGCTGATCAAAGTTGAAGGCCGATCAGGTCTTGCACTTAAGAAGTCTGTTTTTCCAGTCGGTGGAATTGTTGACCCATATTATCGAGGTGAGCTATGTGCTCTTCTTTATAACGCTGGCAAGGAAGATTTCTTGTACGAAGCCGGCGACAGGGTTGCTCAAATTGTACTCTATCCTGTCCACGCTCGAGCCCTATCTAACGGGACAAAGTTCGTAGAATCTGATGTAGTTCATACAACAGGCAGAGGAACTAAAGGCTTCGGCTCGTCCGGAAAATAAGATGAATAATCCAACTTTGGTGCTTGACTGCATGAACATCTTTATTAGATGTTACGCGGCTAACCCAAAAATGTCTGCACAGGGCTTCCACGTGGGAGGAGTCGTAGGATTTCTCAAAACTCTGCGAGGTGTGTGTAATAAATTTTCCCCCGGCAAGATTGTTGCTGTTTGGGAAGGCGGAGGCTCTTCACGTCGAAGAGCTATCTATCCAGCTTATAAAAAAGGTAAAAAGCCAAAGCGGATGAATCGCTTCTATGAAGATGATATCCCAGATAGTGAGAAAAATAAAAACTTCCAGATCGCTACTTTGATCTCCATGCTTAAGGATTTACCTATATGTCAAGTATACGTGAACGATTGTGAATGTGATGATGTGATAGGGTATCTGTGCCAGTATTCTCTAAAAGATGAAAAGAAAGTAATAATATCTTCGGACCAGGATTATTACCAGCTCTTGAATGAAAATACACAGATTTACAGACTTGGAAAAAAAGAGACTGTATCTGCTGGTGATGTTTTAGATCTCACAGGAGTGACTGCTGCTAATTACTGCCTTGCTAAGTGTCTTGTCGGAGATAGTTCAGACAATATTAAAGGTATAAAAGGCGCCGGCTTTAAGAGTGTCGCAAAGAGATTCCCAGGGCTTGGAAGTGAAAAAGAGTGCAATTTAAGTGAGATTTTTGAGGCTGCTTCTGGGAAGAGAGACGAAAAGATTAAGCTGTACCGAGAGATAGCAGACAACTTTGATATCGTGAAAAGAAATTGGCGTTTAATATACTTAAATACGAATAATTTATCCGCGGCCCAGATGACTCAAATTAATCATGTAATAGATACATTTGAGCCCCGGAGAAATAAGATAAGTTTGATGAGAGGGTTGATCAAGGTCGGAGTTCAAAGCTTGGACGTTGAAGCTCTCATGTTAAGCATGATCTATGTGAAATGATAAGGGGTAAGATATATGTCTTACGAAGAATCGAGCGCCTCTTTTGGAAGCTATGGAAAAGCATTCCAAGAGAAGATCGTTCAAGGGTTGTTAACTGATCGCCTCTGGGCTGAACAGATGTCAGAAGTCATTGATGTTGATTTCTTTGATTTGAAATATCTTAAGTTTTTAGCTGACAGATACTTTAAATATCATGGAAAATACAAAGACTTCCCCACACTCCAGCTGCTAGTTTCGATAATTAGAGATGACCTCAAAGCAGGTAATGATATTGTGCTTCGAGACCAAATTATTGATTACCTCCAGCGCATCCGCCACAACCCAGACATGGGCGATCTTGAGTATGTCAAGGATAAGGCATTAGATTTCTGTCGAAAGCAAGCATTTAAAGGTGCCCTAGAGCAAGCAGTAGACCTAATTCAAACTGATAAATTCGATTCAGTTATGGATCTTATGAGACATGCATTATCTGTAGGCACTACACCATCTATTGGGCACGATCTCTTTGAGGACATGGATGCTCGATTTGTAACAATCAGCCGCCACCCAGTGCCGACTGGAATTGATGTTTTAGATCAAAAAGGAATTTTGAATGGCGGGCTAGGCCGCGGCGAAATAGGAGTTATAACTGCACCTACTGGTGTAGGTAAGTCCCACATGCTAGTTAATCTCGGCGCCGCTGCTATAAGCCGAGGGAAAAACGTTGTTCATTACACGTTTGAGCTTACTGAAAATTCCACCGGCCTCCGGTACGATTCTAACCTTTGTATGATTCCATCTAACGAGGTTCCTGAAAGAAGCGACGAGGTAAAAGAGGCATACGAGAAGATGGAGGGTCTTGGTCGGCTCATGATCAAAGAGTATCCTACAGGAACTGCAACAGTTCAAACACTTCGGTCTCACATCGAGAAACTGTCACTTAAAGGATTTATTCCCGATCTTCTTGTTATAGACTATGCTGATATTATGAGATCATCTCGACAGTACGACTCTATGCGACATGAACTCAAGAAAGTTTATGAAGATCTCCGAAACCTGGCAATGGAAAAGAATTTGCCAATATGGACTGCCTCACAAAGCAATAGAGAAAGTGCATCGTCAGATATCGTCGGCCTTGAGAATATGGCTGAGTCTTATGGTAAAGCCCAGGTCGCCGACGTTGTTATCTCTATTTCCCGAAAACCCGTAGAAAAAGCCAGCGGAATGGGGCGGCTTTATGTTGCCAAAAATCGCGCAGGCCGAGACGGAATTGTGTTCCCAGTAAAACTAAATACAGCAATGTCAAGATTCGCTGTAATTGAAAACACAGAAGAGATGACTCTGGCAGAAGCCCAGGGCAAAAACGAGAATGACATAAAAAAGGTTTTGCAACAAAAATGGAAACAAGTTAGCAAAAGAGAAAACAATGTCAGCGAAAAGAAATAGAATCTTATATTAAGAGTCAAAGGAAAAAAATGGCAACGTACAACGAGGTTTTTGAGAAATCGGTTGAGTACTTCAAGGGCGATGAACTCGCCTCTTCCGTTTTTGCAACTAAATACGCTTTGCAAGACAAGGAAGGAAACTTCTTAGAAACAACCCCTGACCAAATGCATAGGAGGTTGGCAAAAGAGTTTGCGAGAATCGAGAGTAAATATCCAAACCCGATGTGCGAAGATACAATTTATAATCTTCTGAAAGATTTTAAGTACATTGTTCCGCAAGGCTCTCCCATGTCAGGAATTGGGAATAAGCACCAAGTTCAATCATTGTCAAATTGCTTTGTAATCGATTCCCCGACAGATTCTTACGGTGGAATTCTCAAAGCTGATCAAGAGCAAGTACAGATTATGAAGCGACGCGGAGGCGTCGGATTTGATATCTCTACTATTCGT